ACATTTTTATTTTTTACCATAAATGTGATAAAGAACCCTGCAAAACTCTATATGCTTCTTCTTCATACTCGTCTCTATAGAAATCTTCAAATACAGAATTTGGTATTGTCTGAATTCTATAACTTCCATCAATACCTATATCAGAATTATCTAAATCTGTATGATAAGTTTCTTCATATGCTTTTCTTCCAAGAGGAGTACTTAGAATTTTAGCTAAGCAAGCTTGTTCTTGCGCTCTTTGGTATTCATCCCACTCGGAACGCAGATAATTTCCTGGGGCACTTCTTAAAATATCAAGCTGTTCTTGAACATCATCGCTCTCCTGAATTTCAATTTCATTAGAGATTTCTACTCCAGGAGTTTCTATATCATAAACAGCTTCTTCTAGATTTTGATCTGTTTTAAGAACATGCTTTTCTATTCCCCACATGTTCATCAGATCATTACCTTCATAATAAACATATAGAGCCCACAACCAAGAGAATACCTGGTCATCGTGAGTTGTATTAGAATGCTCTACTCTACCATTCTTTTTTACTTCCATACCACAAAGCTCATCATATATAGTTTGTGATGCTATTTTATCTTTATGATATTCTACTCTTTCTCTTAATATTTCTATTAATCTTTCTCTTTCAGCATGATTAGAATCTGATCCATATACTTTTGTTTTTTGTATTCTTCTAGTAACACGAGGGCCATCTGGTCTTTCTTCTATAACTCTATCTTTAATAGTAAAGAATAGATTTTTCTTTACAGGAGTATTTAAAAGCTTAGCTATTACTGTGGCTCCGTAACCCATTACATTTACTTATAGTCGCAACCTATAAGCCATGGCCAATTCCATGTCACTTCCATTACAGAACGTGCGTAGATCATTTGTACACCCATATAATATGGGGCAGTATTTTTCTTCTCCCATTAGCTTGGAGTTCTACTTCCCTCGTTAAGGGATGATCGTTGAACGTCTATCTTTTTAATATATTAAAAAGATATTTCGCTGCTATACTTGGACTTGTAACTGAGTACTTAGGATTTAACCATATACTCATCCTTACTACTTTTTTCTGCTTTCGCAACCGTCACGCTTATTCTTACGAATTACGTTGTGGTGAGTAAGGCTCTTAACCCATTTCATAGCAATTAACACTGGAAAACATACTAGTTACCTAATATGCTGAGATTGCTGAAAAGCTACTCCATTTCTCTCTATGTTTACGACAGCATTTGGCATCATTCTTACTAATTCTACTATAACTGCTGCTAACTCTAATGTAGATATGTAGTTGCAGTTCATAGTAGCTGCCACATTAGTACTGTAGCTATCTATAACTGTAATAGCACTTGAGTCTCTTTGAAATCCTCCAGATACGTCGACTCCTATAATTGGAGGATATTTTAGATTAACTCTTTGATATATATCGAATTTAAATTTATTAAGAAGAAGAATAGTTTGAATAGGTGGACGAACAAGACCTCTAATAGTATCAAGATCTTCTCTTCTAAATGGACTGTTTTCATTTCCTACAGTCCAATTAAGTAAAACTTCGCGTAAGATTGCATCCCAGTCATTACGCATAGTTTTACAAAGATCCATGAACCATTTTTCAGAGAATCCTAATTGTTTATAAGTGTATTTTATATATACGAAGTTAGAATTTTGATTAGATCCAATCAAGTCCATAATTTCTTGGTACGATAAGTCATACCATTTTTCAGAAAATGGAGTTGCCGAATTTAATAAGTCCCAAGCTTCTAAACCCTCTTCGGTAGTCATAATTCCTGGAGTTGTTGTAATAAGAATTCCATATGGAGAATTATGCGCTTTTGCGTTATTTGAAGCTGTATTAAATGCAGGAACCATGTTTGAATAAATGATTTTATTATAAACTATGAATGCGTATTCGTCTATATAGATAATTGGGGTAGTACGACCACGCATAAGTGATGCAGCGGCAGTCCTAGATCTAGCAGATGGTACAGTCCTAATATTGTTTCCATTTACAGGATGAGTCATGGATTCAACATTATCTCTCATTTTAAGTTTAGTACCATCTGGAGCGAATGGTTTATCCATTTTAAGATAGCTTGGTAAAAGATCTCTTATCTCTTTCATACGAGCCAAATTTAATTTAGAATCTTCAAACTTTTTATTCAAGAATGACATTTCGGATCCACGAGCTCCGAAGTTATATTCGTATAGATACCAGCATAATGATGATATGGTTTTATATGTCTGACGAGGTTGCTCTAAGAATATATTTAAATTCATCATTAAGCAATAAAATAATGCTGCATTAGCTCTGTGTATGGTAAATGGAATACCTGTAGTTACACCGTCTACAGGAACTCTAACCACATTTCTAAAGAAGTACATAGGATTCTGTGTTACTTCTCTTAGAATTTTAACTTTCATAGTTCTAGATAGTCTTGGATCAAAAGGATCTACTCCTGCTAAATCAGGATCAAATAAAATTAAAGGCCAAGCATAATGATTTATGCCTACATCTCTATAGTAATTTGCCAAATCTATAAATGATTTGTTAGTAGTAGACCATTCGTAATATATATTAGTAGGATTACCTATTATAGCCATATTACTATTTGGCACCTCCTTACAAAGTAATATTACTATAAAGTTTACAAATTTCAATATATTTTGTATTAAATATTTAATACAAAAATTACATTATTGTAATGAATAGAAGTATGATGATTTACTTCTAAAAGAAAAGGAGATGCATTTATAATGGATTACAAAAATAAGAAAAATTCAAAGATTGGTAAAAAGGATTTTTCTAACAAGAATAAGAGAAAAAATAATCCTATTAGAAAAAGAAAACCAAAGCTTAGAGATTCTAAAGAATTTACTAGAGAAACTGCTCCTGGATTTGTTGAAAGTTTTATTAATCTAGATGGCTATGCAGTTACTGTATTCAAAAGCCCTATTAGAGAAGATAGACTTCCGGCATATTTTAAGAAATACAAGAATAATAAATATGCTTTAATATCTTTTGAAGATCTTGATAAGATTATAGAGTATGTAAATTCTACAAAGTGTAAAGATAATCGTAAAAAAGATATTATGAATATTATGAGAAATATCCGTAATCCGTCTTTAAGAAGTTTCTTCAAACTTTATTGTAATACCCAATCTACCTATAAGAAAAAGGATACTAAAGATTATGGTATTACATTAGACAATCAAATTGATGAATCTAAACATGAAGATCTTATGATTTTACATGCTGAAAGATATAAAAATATGTGTGACAGAAGAGGTATTAAAATTCCTGAGGAATTCGCTAAGTACAACAAAGCGGATGTAGCTGAGAAATTTATTCCTTGGGCTTATGATAAAATTAAAGATTTTAATGTAGATAAGAATAACTAATAATATTATCCAGATAGGAATATTCCTATCTGGATAATAACTTTTTTAATTAAATACTATAGTTACGCAGAAGCAAAAATAAATATTTAATTTATTTGGAGGTAATTTATGGAAACTAAGAATTATTATAAGAAAAAGCTCGATAAAATTAAGGAAGAACTTCCTACTATGAGTACCGAAGATCTTATCGAAGTATTACAATATTCCTATGTCGACTACATTGAATTTTATAGGCGTGATGATAGTATCGAATGGAGCGAAGAAAACGAATCTCTCATTAGAGAGATTTATTTCGCCGTAAAAAATGAAATTATTCACCGTTTAACGAAAGATGATTCTGAAGATGACGATGAATAAGGAGAATATTATTATGGGATGTTATAATTGGTTTGCTCGTCCGTTATCTGAAGATGAAATCTCAAAATTAAGAGAAGCTTGTAGGACAGACGTAAAAAGACATTATGATGAAGATGGTTACGATTCTACTATACTTAAATTAATAGCAGAAAGCGCAAAATCTAATAATTTTTTTAAAGATCCGGCGCTACCAAATAAAAAATGGTACTGGTTTCAATTTGGGTATGGGGAAAAGTTTATTAAACCTATAAAACGTTATCCTGATATATTAAGCGATGAAGATTTTGGAGGAATATTTATAAAAAGTGTGTTAGAACCTGGCGTAAAGAAAGCTAATAAATATAAACTTTATGCTTCTATCAAATTAAGTATTCCATCAAGGTTGAGATCGACTTACCCAAAGAAAATTATTCATAATAAACATCAGTTAAGAAGATTTTTAAGAAAAGATTATTTTAAACTTACAGACAAAGATCATGAATTATTATCTTTGTTTTGGAAAACATTTCCTAAAGGTATTATGTATTGGGGGTAAAAATGAAATGAAACCTTTTGTTGAAGATTCTGCAAACGGATATTCTGTTCTTTTTACGAGATCAGATGATGGTAAAACAATGGTAGCAAGAAGATTTGATACAAAAAAAGAAGTAAATGATTATCTTGATAAAATTAATAAACCAGGATCAGGATGGTTTCCTGAAGAGTTAGAATCTTTAAGTGTCGTTCTTAATAAAAATTGGATTCTCAAATAAAGGAGAGTAAAATAATGAGCAACAATGCTGCTTTAGTGTATCTTAAGAAACAAGATCTGTTTGCATCTATTGCTATTGGTGATGGTACAAACGATGATTCATTGGAAGAAGGATGTGACAGCTATCTTTATATAGATACCTTCAAATTTGATGGAGAATTTATCCAGAAGGATGGAGGACAACTTGATTATAATTCCGATACTAATGAATATTACAGTAATGAAAAAATAACTGAAAAAGCTATTCAAGATGCTTTGGTATTCATTATCAGTGAAGATGCGATTGAATATAAAATTATTAAATATTACAATCACTAAAGATATACACAGGTGGTGAACAATTATGATATTAGGCAAAACCGAGGTAATTAATGCCTTAAAAGATATTAATAATGCATCTATAGAAAATGACTGCTTTTATAGAGATGGAAAATTAATTTGTACTGCAGATGAACTTGTAGATGCACTCAGAATCAATATGGGATGCGATTTTGAGATCATATATGCAGGAGATTCTGACATGGGAGACAATTCCATCATCTATATGTGGGACTGTTGTGTTTGCAGATGATGATGAATATGACGAATATGTGTTTTGTCCTAAATGCTCTAAAGATGAGCATTATCTCTTTAGCTTTTGGACTAAAGAAGAAATTGAGGTAGATAAAGAAAAACAAGAATATCTAAAAGGAAAAAGAGACGCTTTTAAATACCGAATGGAATATTTTAAAAGAATGAATTCCAGAGGTGGTTTGTATGATCATGAAATTTTTAGAAAAGAGTTTAAAAGAAAAAGAAAACGTTATCCTTTTATGATAATGTCTTTACAATGCAACAATGCAGTAGAAAAAGATTATAGAAATCTTCGTTTATCTGTAAGTTTTTATGGTAATAAATACAGACATTTCTATATTGAAACACCGTTATACTATATCAAAAGACTTCTTGGAATTAACCCGTACAAATAATAATATAAGGGACAGCAGTATAGCTGTCCCTTTATTTTTTAAAGTTTCATCATATCTACAGTTCTAACACCTGTTCTGTCGTCATCATCTGTTAAATATAATCTTCCTTTTACGATTATATACAAACATGCACCAAAAATATACAGCGCTTTAGAATTATAGCAAGTCTGGTTTACATACGAATATTCATTCTTTTCTGCTGAAGATAGTGCTTTAATTTTATCTTTATTTACAGCGGCATTCAATTTTAACCAAGCTGCTCTATTTTTCTTTGCATAATCTCTAATTCTTTTAAATTGAGGATCATTATTTTCTAATTTAATATCAAATTCTCCGTTTCCTAATTTTAATTTTTCGGTTGTGTTCATATTATCGATTTCGTCATATACTTCATATATTTCTTTTATACCATTGTTTAAAAAAGCAGGAGTTAATTTACTATGCATTCTTATATAATCATCAATACTATTCCAACTTTTTTCAATTTTAATAGCATTTTCAATTAATGGAGTTTTATTTTTTAGATAAACTTCAAAAGCATCTATAAGCTTAGGATATCCTAATAATCCAGATGCACAATCAAATTCCATATCACAAGATATATCACTTAATCTATACAGTCTGTTTCCAACATGAGCTCTATAAATGGCTTCTTTTCCAGAAAGAATTCTTTTTAATCTAGCTAGGATGCTGTCACTTTCTTTATCAGCGTATCCCACTGTTATATTTTTTGAATTTTTATCATTTATCATAAATATCACTCCTTATTAAGATTCATTAAAAATTTTATCTATTTCTTTATCTACACCAGAAGCAAATATTCCTCCACGCATAGTAAATTTATCAAATTTAGTAAGCATTAGTTTAAATAGTCTATTATAATAGAATTTATTTGATTTGTCTGGTTTTTCTAAAATCTTGTCCATTTGTAATTTTATAGCTTGCATATTTTCGTGAATTTCTTTTTTAATATCTGGATCTAAATCTTCATTTAATAATTCTTTTTCCAGATATTCCATTTGCTTTCTTAATCTTATTGCAGTATGGGGATGAGGTTCACTTAACGAATGTATAAATTCAAAAGGAATGGATAATGCGTTTAAATATTTATTTGCTTTACTTCTTTTATTTAAAATTTCATCTACTATATTATCTATTTTTACTAACGCAGTAGATAATTCTGCGCCATAACCAAATAGAGTCGCAAATGAATCGGCTATAATTTCATGTCTATATCCAACATATGACGTTAATTTATTAGATATGACTTGCAAAATAAGAGAACTTGCTAATTTAGCAGAAATTGCTCCTTCATTATAATTTATATTTTCTTGATGAATATCAATTTTATCTATATAGTAATTTAATTCATAAACTTTATTAGGCATCCTATCTAATAATGCGGATATAAAATTCGATATTTTTTCTTTTAACATTATCGGATTGATATTATTGTACAATAAAGACATAATTCCCATTTCAACACTTATACAAAAATCATTAATTATTTTTATTACCTGTATGCAATTTCTAGCAAATATTAAACCTTTAGCAGTAGGACTGATTGCATTTTGGAAATTGTGTCCTATTTCGTGCAATACTACTGCTAATAACTCATCATCTGTAAATTTATCTGAATACATTAGTCCGCCGTAAAATAAAAATATAGCTTTTACTTTTGCCGATTTATCGTAATAAATTCTGTCTTTATCTGTTTTTATAAATTTTCTCATATTTCTATAATCGAAGTGAGCACTTATAGGATATATTGTAGCAGCATTTAATGTAGAAGAAGGATCAACTATAATCTGTATTTTTTGAAATCCAAATATCTGTGCAATATCAGAAGCAAATTTCTTTACTTCTGGGGATCTATTGGCGCCATTCTTATTCAAACAAGTCTTATCTCTAATTTCATGTATATCGTTTTTAAGAATTTCCGTATATTGATTTTTTCCTATAAAATACTCGTTTATAGGATATAAATTACTATTATTTGATATGGGCGATTCGCTAATTTTATATATTGGCATTTATCATCACCTCTTAATATTATAATGATTCAAGAATTTTAATATCATATCTTTTAGCTGTTTCATGTTCTATAATACAACCTCTGTATTTATCCCAATCTTTAGCAAAACAAGCTACATTCGCTTGAGCTAATATTTCTAAAGATTTTGCTAAGAGCCATACTTCTTCATTTTTTAATCCCTCAGGAGGTTCTTCATTAATCCATGTATCTAATAATTCTACCTCTTGTCCTAAAGCTAATTCAGTATTTTTCTTACAATCTTCAAATGATTGAAAAATTTCTTCTTTAGTTTTGTCTTTCATTGGAACTGAAGCAAACAATTTCAGTTTATCATTAATCTTATAAACTGGCATAGTAATTTTAATCCACTCCTTTTTAAAGATATTAATAAAATGTGAAATAATATTATTTATACCACTATAGATTAATAGATTAGAAAGGAAGTATTTTAATGTACGAAAAGGTTTTTAATGAAGAAGAGTTAAAATCAAGCATAGAGCTCTATAATAAAATAAAGCATAATAAGGCTGAAAAGGAAAGAAAAAAAGAAAAAGAGAAAAAAGAATTAAAAAGATTATGTAAAAAATACGGATTATCGGAAAACACAATGCTTATGGCGCAATACAACGAATATAGTCGTGATCTTAAAAGATTATATGTTTTATGTAAATTATGTGAAAGTGTAAAATCTGAAACGAGATGTCCACTTATTGTAGAAAAATCAAAGTTTTTAACAAAAGTATTTTACAATACTTTTGTTAAAAAAGAAGTTATTACGTTTTATAAGAAAATTAAAAAATTAAGTAAAAACGGTATAAGCTTTAGTGCAAAAAATAAAAATAATTATACCTATGGCATACTAGCAATTCTTGAAGAAATTGGTGCTTATTCTAATGAATATATATCATTAGCTATACATTTACATACTTCTGGGTTTTTTGAAAAATACCCTTGGGATATTAATTATAGATCTTATATAGGAGAATTCGATTTTAGATTTGACGATGATAGTTATTTAAAATCATTAATAACTGCGTATAAAGCTACTAAAAAATATTATATAAAAGGAGAATGATTAAAATGATGGTATCGAACGAAAAAGAGTTTAAAGAAGCTAAAGCCAGATATCACAATGAAATGATCTTTGAACAAGACCTAATAGCAGCAGGTCTTCCTTATCAGAAGATTGAAGAACTTAAAAGAAATTTATATAATCAACATAGTAATATTTATATCGCTATATGCATATATTGTAAAATGTTTGATATTTTTATTTCGGAACAACATGAATGTGAATGTGTATTATGTGATAAAAACTCATTGGTAAATGCCTATAAAATATATATGGAAGTTTTAAAGATATATTTTGAAAAATATCGCATAGAATTTAATATCGAAAACTATTCTTTTGATCTTTATTCTTTTTTGAAAAACGATTTAAGAGAATCTTATGTAGACGTTGCTGCTATTTTTTATATGAATGATACAATAAAAAGATATTTAAATCCAATAAATGAAAATACTAGTATAGGTATTGATGGACAACTTTTTGTAAAAGATATAATTAATTCTATTTCATTTTCTATTAAAATGATGATAAAATATGATCCATATCTTATTAAATTTATTTAAAAATCGGGTAACCTAAATGGTTACCCGATATATTTAATTTTTCACATATGAGAAATAACGTATCTTTGAATTTCATCTTGAATATATGATTCAAGATTTATTACAAATGTATCTCCGGCTTTAGTAACAAGTTGCACACGAGTATCGTTATCGATTAATTTCATTGATTCATAAAAAATATCAATTTGATTTATGATGGATTTAATATTAGCAGATTCTGTTTTAATATAATTCATTACAGATTCATTGGTAATAGGAATCAGTAGCCCTTTATCATTAATAGTAGATGTATCATATCCTGCTGCTGGAGTAGAAATCATATTAGCAGATTCTGATACTACCTTAGTCGCATAAGCATTAGGATGAGAAGGATAAATTACGTTGTCATAAGTAATCATTCTTAGATTTCTAACTACATTTCTTCCATGCATGTTTTCTAAAGATCCTAGAGCTCTTAAAGAAAATGATGGAAGACTACCCTCTCTAAGATCCATATCAAATGCATCTCCAAGAGCATTATTGGTTCCACGGAATTGAGCTTTTACATCATTACCTTCCATCCAGAACTTGGTATATTGCACAATGGTATTAGCAACATCAATAGTTTGCTGTCTAACCATAGAAGAATCTGTAGGATGAGAAGCCTCACCTTTCATATTTCCAGTTCTTATCAGTTCCATAGTCCTAGGGCAGCTAATCTCTCTAGCAAGATCAGAAGTCAAATAACAACGTCCGTTTCTATTTTCTTCTTCTCCTGATTGCATGGTACCTTCTGCTGTTACTCTTCTTCCTGATTCTGATACTATATTGATATCTATATTTTCTGTAGAAGGAGCACCTTCTAGTATTACATATCCAATTTTCTTTGATTCCATAATATAGATTCTCCTTTATAAAGTTATTGAATTAAGCAGTATTTTACAATTTTATTGATATGTGAAGATTTATTAAGAATAAAATGTTAAATGATAATATATTATAACTGTGTCAAAATATATAGAAAGGAGTATTTTATGAATACACTAGACTTTGTGGCAGAAACTTGTGATGGAATGTGCGAATTGTTTCCAAAATTAGAAACAAACGATAT